ATGTTTATGATTCAAAAAATCAGATACACAAAGATTTCTACCTTGTGTAACCAAAGACGATTTCAACATAGTAAAACTAACTAATATATTATTTTTTAAACACTGTTGTTGAAACATTAAAACAGATTGACAATAATGCATAGAGACTTCACTATGACATGGAGTACACACCATTATTTTATATTTTGGTTCACTGCTTAAATCTATCTCAGTTACATTATCTTTATTTATGGTTTGATAAGTATCTTCATTAAACCATATGGGTTCATTGTTTTGCATTGATTGCTCCTATTAAAAAATTAGTCCAAGCTCTTCCTTGTTTATTCCAATTATAAAATCTGTTTACATAATCTATTTGTAATTTAAGATGCGATTGTATATTGATATCGTCTAAACTATCTGCCGCAGCATCTATTACTTGTGCAAATTTTTTAGATAAACTTTTATAATCATTTGAGTATGGAACGTATACAGGAAACTCTGCTCCTGTTTCAAACAGTGCACCTAAATTAGTTGTTATACAATACAGTCCACCTGCCATACATTCTAATAAAGATATGCAAGATGTTTCTTCCCATATGCTAGGATACGCATACATTCTATAATCTTTAATATGCTTTCTAATATATTCGTTTGGTTTATAACCAATGTAATTTACATTAGGTAATGATTCTGCTTGTTCGTACAATGTTTGATAGTATTTATCGTTAGCATCGTGAAACTGTTTACCATACACCTCTGTAGATGAATATACATCTAAACTAATTAATGGATTCTTTACTAATTGCATTGCACCTAACAAAACGTTTAATCCTCTCCAAGGTGTATTTTGATGTATGATTTTTATAGGATCACCTTTTCTATAAGTCGTTGGAGTAGGCTCTATATTTTCAATACCATTTTTTATAACTACACATTTTTCTGTAGGTAAATCAAAAGCAATTCTAAATTTTTCAAATGTCCAGTGACTATTAAATACATACCAGTCATACTTGTGATGATTAGATTGATCCTTGAACCATGGTGCCAGATTCGGTTGATCGTAAGAATTTTTTTGCCAAAGAATATTTACTTTGTTTGGATCAAGAGGTATTTTTTCTGGTATAGAAGTACAAATAGAAACTCTATTGAGTAGATCTTTGTCTACGTGTTTTTCTAAAAATTCTAATTGTAATTCAGTACCACCTTTAGGTGTTTGAATCGTCATTATTATTCTTAAATACTTTCTGTAAAGCGTTTAGTCCTTTCGGTGATACTTGAACTTTAATATCTTGTGCAATATGTTCTGCTGTTGTTGCAGTATTTGGATCTGCAATATCTGCATCTTTTTCTGCTTCATCAGCATAAACATGATTAGTTTGCGTGTTTCTTATTGTAATTGTTGTAGTACAATCTATTTTTAATAAATCATCGTTTGCCATATTTATCCATTCTCCTGTGATCTATCTATCAGAAGATAGCTTACTTGTCCAGTGATTTCATTTGCTGTGCCTGCTTGTAATTTTAATACATCTCCGCCTTCTAGGTTTATAACATTTTGTGCCATGTTTGTTGTAGATTTATTTAATTGTGCGTGAGCTATTTCAACATCTGAACCACCTGATTTTTTTAAATATAAATCAAGATCAACGTTACTTGCAGAATCATGACTTGCTTGCACTGATTTAACAATTGCAATTGCAGATGTTCCAATTGACAACACAGTTGTTAAGTTAGTTGTTGATAAATCAAATGTAGTGCTTTTAAAAAAATTAGCCACCTAAGAACCACTCCTTTGCGTCCTCTTCGTTTTTTAAATCTTGTTGAAAAGAAAAGTTTAATTCATTTTTAATACTATCGATTGCTTGTAGAATTTGTCTTTGATTTTCTGCATCGTATTCTTGTTTTGGCTCAGGTATGTATGAAGTTATTTTAGCCATTAGAAGAAACTCGCTGTATCATCGGTAGCATAGCTACCTCTATCTCTGTCAGGTATGTCCGAAGCACCTCTACGACTTCCTGAACCCCCTGGGCCTATACCTCTATCAGGTTTATCATCTCTATCTCTTGCTTGACCAATATCCTGATAAGTTTTACTTAATGATGCAATACCCATTTTTTGTTGAGGAGTTAATCCTGGAGGTTCATTTTTTTGTCTTTTAAAGAAGTCCATTGGAGTATCATAAAAACCTCTTATTGATCCTGGAATATATCCACCAACAGTTTCACGATTTAAACCTGCTATTTTTAATCCTGCACTCAAAAATCCACCAGGAGTTCCTGTGTTAGAAAACATTGGATTTATATTTTTACCTTCAAAAGTTTGATAATTACCTAGTTTAGGATTGTAATAGGCTATTAATTTTGTTGGTATAAAATCTCCTAACTCTTCATCATATACATCTTTAATAAAAGTTTTTGATCTGGATAAATCTAAATCACCAAATAAACCTCCACCTCTAAATTCAGAATCATTCTGTGGATATAACAGTCTTAATTGCTCAGGTGTTAATCCTCCTGCATTATCATCGGATGTGTCTGATGAATCATCTGGTTGAACAAGTTTAAAAATACCGGATATATCTGGTAAAGCTTGATTTAAATAATCAGCCACGCTTTGTGGTAAACCAAACCTTGTATCATATATTGACATTATCTTCTACCATCCGGTTGTGCATCAAGTCTCAGAGTACCATATCTCCAAGTTTCACCTGTGCCATCGTTTTCTATTTTTAGTGCTAGAAGTCTTCCTCTTGCACGGGTATCTACTTTATCAGTGGTAGATGTAATTGTAAAGGGTCCAAGTGATGAACTAGATGCCGTATTATTCGGATAATCATTTAATAATAATGTTACTTTTGAATTACCTGTTAATAGTTTAAAATCAGGTATAAATCTTTTAACAGACATAAAGAACTCACCATCTCCTCTGTAATCTGCAAGGCCAGTTGTGCCTCCTAATGCACTTCTGCTGGCTGTAATATCAAAATCTCCAGATTGAATAAATGCATCAATAGATGTTGTACCAGAACTATTAACTTGGTCAGTGCCTTTTTCGTGCTCGTAGTAAGTAGATGCTCCGTATTTTGCAGTAATACCTTGTATTGGAAAATTAGGAAGTGCTGTTTTATCATACTCTGTTGCATATGGTAAATCATATACACCTTGATCAATGTAACTTGTTCTAGCTAAAGATGATGTAGTCCAAACATTTTCTGAATAATTATATGTAACACATCTATCAATTTGTTCTGAACCAAAAGAAGGATAGAACCAATTTATTTCGCTATATAAACTATTATGTTCTGCATAAACTAATAAATTAGAACTGTAGTTTATACCTAAATTATCTCCATCATTTGTAAATACAAAGTCTTCTACTAAACAAGGTAAAGATTTTACTGTACCATCGTATGCAAAAAATCCACCTTCACCTGACATCCAAAATACAATACCATCAGAATAAGTTATTGCGTTTTGTCCAATGCATCCGCAGTTTGTACCAACCTGTTTTATTGAAAAAGTAAAAGGTGGACCTACAAATTGTATCACATATGCAGATGTATCTGTTAAAACTAAAGTATAATCTTTTCCAGAAACAGCAGCTACAATTGTATTACCTTGGTCTAATCTAAATGTTCCTGCAGTGTTTGTAGCTGTAGGTGCGTATGTGTTTAAATCTTCTTGATTAGAAAATCTTATAAACATTGGATCTTGTGTTGTGCTACTTCCAACAGTTGTTTCTGTTCCAAAATGAAATAGGTGTCTATCTCTATCAGATACTTGTGTTAATATTGAAGCGGTTGGATTATTTGAAGTTGAAAAACCTGATGTAGAAGTAGACGCTCTTACAGTTCTTGGATTAGCTGCGCCTGCATTCCATGTATATGTTTTACCATTTCTAATAGTTGCAACCAACACTTGACCAAAATTATCAAGACTCCAGAGACCTGGATCCAGAGTTACGTCACTAGTTGCACTTGCAGTGCCCCATGTGCTTGAGCCCCATGTATCTGTACCCCAACCCAAACCTGCGGTTTCAAAAGTTGGACCCACTACTTCATATGGATCTATTGTTAAACTTCCTCCTGCTGTAACTCCTGCTCCTGTTTCAGCTGAGGGCATAACAATTTCAAAACTGTTCGAACCTAAATTAGATGCTTGCACTTCAAAAGTATTGTCTTGAAAATTTGCTGCTGTAAAACTTGTTCCAGAACCCGGAACACTCACAGATGAAAACGTAATATATCTTCCAGCCAATAACCCATGACCAGTTTTATTAATAGTAACTGTAGTAGATCCATTTGTAGATGTATATGTTGCTCCAGTGATAGCATCATCTAACGGAGAGATATCAAAAAACTCTTCATTGTAATATAAAAACAAACCTTGAGACGTACCGATTGCTACATATTTTTCACCCTTAATAGATACAAAAGCATGTTGAGCACGTGCTACTCCAGGTAAAGTATTATTTGAAGTGGTAAGCTGTGACCAACCACCTATCTTTTCAGGTAGTCCATATCTAAATCTAACAAAATCACCATCGACCCATTGAGACTCGGCTCCTGAATCTGTGACTTGTTTGTTAAAACCAGGTTTAAAATTAAGTTTTTGAAGCATACTTTTATTCGATTTTATTAAATATTATATTATAATCAATGACTTTGAAAGTCTAAAATATATCAAAACTTGAGTATTTATCTATAATTTTTTGAGGTAATATTTTTTTAAAATTAGACTTATTTAAGAATATTTTATCTGTTTTAATTTTGTGGAGAGAGGCTGATAGCACGTTGTCATCATAGATAGTGTTGTTAACAGAAAATTGTTTAAAATTTTTTGTGTTAATTTTTACATAAGATAAATTTAAAAATTTATATATTTTTTTTATTTCAGTAATTGGATTTTTACACAAATTTTTGTATTCAATTATAATATAATTTTCTTTTAATTTAATTAAGTTTTTTATTGAAAATAAATTTTTGCCTATCATTCCTGTTTCTGGATTCATCATTTCGTCACAATACTTTTCTAAATTTTTTGGTTTTTCTTTTTTTATAAAAGAAGCTAACACTTCCAATATAGGTCTATGTAAAATTACAAATTTTGGTTTTTCAATTATTTTTTTTAATATGTATAAATTAACGGGAGTTCCCCATGGACCTCTATCTATAATATGTTCACACTGCCAATCTTTGTAATAATTATTAAAAACATTATTAAAAATATTATTAAAAGATTTATGATCAGGGAAATTTTGAAAATTTAATTCTTCTTTTAAAAGAATTAATTGATATAATACATCACAAAGAACAGTGTTAGCTGTTATATTAAGTTTACTATTTTGATTTATCAAAGAACCTAATAAAGTATTTCCTGCTCTAGGCATTCCACATAAAAAATATATGTTTTTTTCTTTCATATTTTTAAAAAATTTCCACTTACCACGAGTCTTTTATTATCTTTATTAGGTAAAACAACATGAGGGACAACTCCATCAAACAATATAAATTTACCTTTACTAGGGTAGACTTCTACTCTTTGAGTTTCAATATATGGATAACCAGGATTATGAAATATTGTTCTCGAAGACTTATCTGAACAATCTATATACCAAACAAAAGAATAATTATTTTGACCATGAATGTGAAGATCATGAAACTGTAGTTTATTATATTTTTGAATCCAAACATCTTCTAGTTTACAAGAGTGCTCGTGTGCTATTGGGTTTATATATTTTTCAATTTCTTTTTTTAAAATTTCTCTGTCATTTGATTTATTAAAATATGAATTATTATTATATTCAAATTTATTTAAAGTAAATTTTTTAATAAATTTATAAAAATTATTATCAAAATTAATTTTGTATTCTTTTACAATACACACAAAAGAATAATCATTTATAAATGATATATTATTTTTTAAAGTCACTTGGTAATCCTAAGTGTATTCTACCATCATAAATATTTTCTTTAGAATTTGAAGTTTTTTTATTGTTATAATGAAGAAAGACTTGAAAACAATGTTCTCCAGTAAATGCTTCTCGCCAATGCTCTAATTTTCTTCCTTGATAAACTAACATATCTCCAGGTTTTAAATTAATTTTTATACCTTTCATACCTTCTTTACCTGATGGTTCTAAATAAATTGGCCAATCATCACCACCAAGATTAAGTGTAGTTGATATCTCACAACTAAATCTATCCTTATGTCTGTGTAATACATCACCTTTTTTATAAACTCTTGCATAAGCATAATTTGGATACAGTTCTAGTCCTGTATAAGTTTCCATTGGTTTATGTAATTTAGATAGTAAAACTTCCATAGCTACATCTCCATAAATAGAAAAAGTTTCTGGGACTTGTTCGTCATCCCATCTACCATGCATAACTTCAAAAGGAGATAAATATTTATTAGCAAACAAACTAAATGAAACTTGTCTTTTAAGACTTAAATAATTTGCACAAAACCCTGCTATTTCCTTACTAATTGCTTTTTTAATTATTAAATATTTTTTCTTTTTAAATTCTTCATTCATATTAAAATTTATCTATCATTTTTAAAAATTGTTTTTGGTCCATTTTAGTTAAATCTGATTTCCAAAATTTATAATTTTCTGCAATAGTTTTAGAAACACTTATTTGAGCTTCTCTACTTAAACAATTTTCAAATTCTTCTCTTATTTTTTTTCTATCAAAAAAACCTAATTCTTTTAATATTAATGTAAAATTGGAAACATTAAAAAGTAAATAACCACCTGCAAAATCTTCTTGTATAGGTATTCTATTTTTCCATTTTTTTAAATTTATAGATAAAGTTTCAGGAATTTTTATTCTACCTTTTAATTCTTTCCAAAACTTACTTTCTTTTTTATCAACTAAATAATGAAGCACAACAAAGTCACGTATGTTTTCCATAATTTTTTGATATTTATTATTATAAAAATCTATGTCTTTTTTATTACAATGTGTCATGTAATGCATTGCTAAAAAAACTTGCGATACTGTAGATCCAATAGAAGAAGATTCAATAGGTTCTACAAAACTAGCACTTAATCCAACGGCTAAACAATTACCTATCCAAGGTCTATCTAATGAACCAGGATCGAATTTAATATTTTTATTTACTTTTATTTTTATTCCTAAAACTTTTTCACATTCTTCTTTAGCTTGTTGTGCGTTGATATAAGTATTATCAAAAACATAACCATTACCCCATCTTCCCTGAGTAGGTATTCTCCACATCCAACCATTATTCATGGCTTTTGATATTGTGCATGGCGGATATTTTTCTGTATCTCCTGTTTCAAAAGCTATAGCTTCATTTAATTTTAAACAATCATTATAAGAATTCCATTTTGCACCTAACTGTGATATTAAAAGTTTTTTATAACCTGTAGCATCAATAAAAAAGTCAGATTTATATAATTTATTTTTTCCTTTAACAGAAACTATTTTATTATTTTTTACGTTTACTTTTTTTATTTCATCTTCAACAAATTTAATTTTTCTTTTTTTACATATCTTAGTTAAATATTTATTCATTTTTATAGAATTAAATTGTATTTGTCTTGGTAATGATTCTCTGCTTATACAAAAATCAAAAGTTTGAGAGGCAGTGTATTGAACTGGTAAAAAATTATGAATAACAATATATCCCCACCCTCCTTGATACTGACCCCACTTACAATTTTTTATAGTATCTATGGTGTTGTGAAAAAATTTATGTTTGGTCCAATTTTCAAAAACTAAACCATATTTAAAAGTTGCGTCAGTTTCTTTAATCATTTCCTTTACATTTAATTCTGTAAAATTTACAAACTCTGCCCAATGTTCATTGGTAGATTCTCCCACTCCAATCGTCCCTATATTTTTAGATGAAATTATTTTTATTTTTAATTTAGGAAATTTAGTATTTAAAATTAATGCTGAAACTAAAGAGGCATTTCCAGATCCTACTATTATTAAATTTTTCATTTATACATTTCTCCACAAGTCCACACAACCAAAGAATATCTAATTCCTTTTGTAACTGCTTTCACCTTATGCCACACAAAAGAAGGAAATACAATAATAGTTCCTCTATTTCTAGCGTCTTTGCATTCTATAAGACTTTTGACTTTTTTGTCTTTGTTTCTTGTGTCAAAAAACAAATTACCTCCTTCATAATCATTTCCATCTGTTAACTGACATGTAACTGATAACTTTCTTATTTTGTTATTTAAGTTAGAATTATTATGATTTTCATATGGGTTTGGCCATGCGTCTTGATGCCAATCATAATGTTGATTTAATTTATATTTAGTAAATTGTATTTCTTCTGGTGTGCTTATTTCAAAATTCCAACCAGCATTTTTATTAGCTGTATAAACATATGGCATTATTTCTTTATAAATCCACCAGTCACTTAACCAAGTTACATTAGAGTTTCTTTGTTTTAATAAATTTTTCTTTTTCTTTTGTGAGGACAAAGCTTCTTCTATTTTTACACCCCCTGTTCCAGCTAAATCATCTTGTCTTTGATTTCCAAATTCTATAACTTTGTCACAAAACCTGTTTGAAAGGGCTTTATCAAAATACCAAAAATAATTATTTAAATTCATATTATATAATTAAAGTTTATTACAATTCTTACATTTTCGTCTGTGCAAGAACTACCACTATGTTTTGTATCTGTAGAAAAAATACAAACTTTATTTTCTTCACTATTAATTTTTTTATTATTTTTAAATTTTGTATAACCATTATTTGTGTTAATATAAAATATTGCTGTTCTTGATTTTTTATTTTTTATTAAATGATCTACATGAAATCCATGTTCAATAATTTTTTCTGTTTTAACTAAAAGATTTGCTTTTACTCTAAAAATTTCTTTCATTTTTAATTTAGAAATTATGTTAGCAAGTAATCTTAAATTTGGTCTAGCTTGACCTTCATCACAAAATACATGTGTAAATTGAAAATGACCATCACCCTCAGTATTTACATAAGGGTTGTAATACCAATCAAAGTTTGGTCCCATCATTAAATTTTTTAAATTTGTAAATTCTTTCTGCTCTAATACATTTCTGATTATTTTCATATTTCTTACAAAGAAATATCATTTCAAATTAAAATTTCAATAGTATATTAAGACCAGCTACTAGTGTCTGAATTCCATGTGTGTTCATTCAATAAATGATCTATACCTATCCAAGACGTTGTATCTTCTTTCCAATAAATTGAATAAGTATATGTTTGTCCATCAGCTGTATATTCTGTTACAGAAGGGTATGGCGTAGGAGCTTTATATCTACAATTGTCTTCATCAAAAATCCAACTGTCAAAAGGTTTATCATGTAAGAAAACATTTTTTGATGAATCATATTTCATTCCAATACCTGCATAATTACCTCTAAACGCTTTTGATTGGTCTGCAGATAATTCACCTGTGTCTGGATTGTAATGTTTATTACCTCTTGTGTTATAAGAAGTTCTAATCCAAGTTCCAGGCATGTTTAAAGTGTTGTTTATAAATTCTTGTCCTCTAGAATCAGATTCAACACCATTAATCATACAGTCATTATCACTAATGACTTGTACATCTATAACAATATTATTTTCATCTAATTTTACAAAATGTGCCATATTATGATTGATACTTGTAACTTACAATTACAGTACCACCTCCTCCTGAGCCTCCGCTTCTTCGATAGCCTGCTCCACCGCCGCCACCGCCTCGGCCCGCTGTTCCATTGCTTCCGTTAGTAGATGGAGGAAAACCACCAGCTCCTCCTCCGCCAGTTCCTCCTGCGAAACCTGATCCTCCTCTGGTTCCACCGCCTCCGCCTCCTGCGTAGGCTAAACCTGTAACTGGGTAAGTTAAACCCGCTCCTCCAACACCATTTGGTTGGTTTCCTCCAGCAGCGTTTTTACCACCGCCGCCTCCACCGCCACTAGGGTTTTGAGGTGGACCACCTCCAGCATTTCCTTGTCCAGGAGTACCAGAACCTGCTGAAGATCCTCCCGCTGTATGCGAGCTTCCTCCTCCAGATCCACCAGGAACTCCATCCCCTGGTCCTGAAAAGTTAGCAGCAGCTCCACCGCCACCGCCACCTGTACTAGGTGTAGAAAAAATATTACTTGCTCCTCCAGCACTTCCTTTATTATAAGTAGAAGCACCGCCAGAACCTCCGCCTCCAACAGAAAGTGGATATCCTTGAACAGCTGCTGTTGCGGTTGCGGTTCTGTATCCTCCAGCTCCTCCGCCGCCACCGATGTCTCCACCTCCGCCAGCTCCGCCCGCAACAATTAGAGCATCTAATGTATTAGGAGCCGCAGGGGTTCCAGTTGCTAATTGAGTCACCGTAAAAGTTCCTCCTGATGTAAAGGTATGAATTTTAACATTTCCTGAAGTTGTGATAGTTCCTCCAGTAGCTGTAATAAATTGTATATCTTCTGCTCCTCTAAATTGACCTACTGAGATTTGACCACTTGATGGGATAGGTCCGTTTGGAGCAGGAGCACCTGCAGGAACATTTGCCCCTCCAGAATAATATTCTGAAAGTGATATAGGATTAGATCCACCAAACTCAGTTTGAATATCTGAAAAATCTACATTTGTAGTAGGTATTGTCATTATTTTTTATCCTTACTTAATTTTTCTACTTTGTCAGATAACACTTTCACTGCTTCAATTAATAAACATGTTAGTCTATCATATTTAACAGCTTTAATGCCATCTTTTCTTTGAGCAACAGCTTCAGGTAAAACTTTTTCTACCTCTTGAGCTATAACTCCAACATCTTTTTTTCTAACAAAGTAGCCATCTTCACCACCTTGTTTTTTAATCCATGAATCTTTCCAATTAAATAACACACCATTTAATTTTTTCAATGATTCTAATGGATCTGAAATATTTTTTATATCTTCTTTTAATGCGACATCAGAAGAATAAAATGCAGTAATATCATCTGTCGCACGAATTTGTCCAGTAGTCCCTGATCCAGCTGTACCAACTCCAAAAGAATCAAATTGAACTGCATCTCCTGTCCCAACACCCATTGAAGTTCTTGCAGTAGCACCAGATTCAGCAACAAGATTACTACCATCTCCAACAATAAAATTACCATTGGTGTTTGCTACATCAGCTAAGTCTTGTAAATTTTGCGTATTATTTATTACTTCAACAACATTAGTTCCGTCAGAATATAATATTGCTGTAGTTTTTTCAGTTGCTCCAAAAGTAAAACCTGTTCCAGAAGTGGTTTTAACAGTTACCGTGTGAGCACCTGTAGTAGCATTTTGTATAATATAAGTTTTTTCTATTCCATCTGGAATTACTACATTTTTATTTCCAGAAATAGTTCCGGTTAATTTTATTACTTGATTTTTACCATTTGATAAAACACCATTTGAAAAAGTTAAAGTTGCTGCTGCAGTAACTCCAACTGCATCATAACCACCAATAGCTTGTTCTAAGATAAGTAAATTTGTGTTTGTAAATTGTCCCCAAGTTCCTGAGTTTTCACCAGTTGCTTGTACTGTTAATTTTAAGCTAGTTGATGTAGTATTCGCCATATTTTAGATTCCTTAAATTATATCATAATATTTCATTTATGCAGCAGTGTCAACTTCTGTCCATGTTGCAGGAGTGCCTGTATCTACTGGATTCCATATAATATTTTTAGTATTTCCTGTAGCTACTGTCATTCCTATTCCAGTTGGTTTAGCAACAGAATCGGTTGCATCTGCTTGACCTTCTTGCATAGTTAGCTCTTGACCAGAAGGAGTAGCGATTGTGTTAGGAGTTGCAGTGACTGAAGCAAGAGTTGCTGAGAAACCTATACCAGTTAATTCAGCAGAAGCGTCATCTGCAGCCGCATCTCCTTCTTGCATGGTCATTTCTTGACCAGATGGAGTAGCAATTGTATTAGGAGTAGCAGTAACTGATGCAAGAGTTGCAGAGAAACCTATTCCAGTTACTTCAGCAGAAGCATCATCTGCCTCAGCATCTCCTTCTTGCATGGTCAATTCTTGACCTGTGACACTAACATTAGCATCAGCTGTAATTGAAAGACTACCCAATGACATAGGTAAAGGGAATGTTCCAGCAATACCTCCAACTGTAGCCTCTACTTCAACAGGAATGTTAAACGTAGAAGGACTTAGAGTAGCAAAAGGTGCCTGACCAAAAGCTGTTAACGTATCTTGTGTAAGATTATCTGCATTCGCGGTTAATTCAAAACCTGTTACATCAACTTGTTGTCCTATAGGAACTTCAGTAACAGTTCCTAAAGCAGATGTTAAAGCTTGACCTGTTACAGAAAC